TTAGCCGATAAAATACCAGATGTAAATGAAAAATCGGTTGGGGATACTGTCAATGAAATGGTATTTCCATTACCACCACTCAATCCATTTGTAAAGGATGAAGAAAGAATCTCTCTCGTTGTAATACCTCCGGTTTTAATAGAAAGCTGATTCGATGATATTTCAAAGAAATTAGTTCTATAATCCAATTGTAATCTATTATCTATTATTTTAATACCATTGGTGATAGTACTGGGATTAATTTTCGATGCCGACAACCCACTAACCGCCATGTTAATAGTGTTACCATGTAAGAATTCAGAACCAAAAGCTGACGATAGAATTTCCCTCGTTGTAATACTTCCTGTTTTAAGGGAAAGCTGATTTGCAGATATTTCAAAGAAATTAGTTCTATAATCTAACTGTATTTTATTATCTACTATTTTAACACCGTTGGTGATACTGTCAGGATTAATTTTCGATGCCGACAACCCACTAACCGCCATATTGATAGTGTTACCATATAAGAATTCAGAACCAAAAGATGAAGAAAGAATCTCTCGTGTTGTAATAGCTCCGTTTTTGATGGAAAGCTGATTCGATGATATTTCAAAGAAATTAGTTCTATAATCTAGTTGTAATTTATTATCTACTATTTTAACACCGTTGGTGATAGTATTAGGATTAATTTTCGATGCTGATAATCCGCTAACTGCTATGTTGATGGTGGATACGTTATTACGTACAAATTCAGTAGAGAATTTTGTTCCAATATCTCCCCAATTCGTGGGGGAACTATAAGGAGATGCTGTAAGTTGATACCAAATGGAATTTACAGATACTAAATCACCAACTTCTGCCAATGTGGTGCTAAGACTTGAATAATTGATTAAAGGGGGGTGAACTTTACTGGAAACCGGATTACCCCCACTCAATACACCGTTACCAACGAATAAACGTTTGGAATCTGTTGCATGTATAAGCTCTCCTTGATCAAAACGGATTGAATTGATTTCTGCGTTTGTTCCTCTGCGAACTTTGATTTTTGAAATATAAATATCAGCCATATTTTCTTATTAAGCTATTCGTTTCCAGATATACACCCCGAAGTATGGTGGGATGTTGTTATGTCGTTGATCACTACCAACACTGTCAATTTGTAAAGTGGGGGGATTGAGATCATCTCCATAAACATTTGCATCTCCCAACCCTCTAGTGGAAGAACCCATGTATCCAGAGTATCCAGCGTTATCATCATTTCCTGACATATACCGCATTTTTGGTTTATGGGTATGTGACGGCAATTCAGCAACAGTTAATCTGTGTCCGTATTCTCCGATAGAGACATCATCTCCAGCCGAGAATGCCTGATTTGTGAGATTTTTATCCACTCCAGTACCAACTCCGGCGAGGAATTTACCTTCAGAAATCTTAGTCCAAGTGGTTCCCGTAAATCGAGTTTGGGGATTAACATCAAAAGTATCAAGATAAACCGCCCCAACGGGATAAAGATAATCGACAATAGTGTAACCAGCTATTTTAAAACAATCCACTGTTAAACATCCACCAATAAACACATCGCCACCGATATTTGCACCGCCATTAACAACAGCATTGCTAAGTATTCTGAGAGAATCCGCTGATAAAGTTTGACCAACAGTTGCATTGCCAGTTATCGCAAGACGATTTGCTGCTAAACGTTGATTGAAATTCGCATCACCACTAACAGTCATATTGCCACTAACAGACGCATCACTAGCTATAGTCGCATTGCCATTTATAACAGTATTACCCCCTATGGTAGCATCGCCATTTGTAGTAGATTTGCCAATTGTTACCAAATCCCCACCAATAAGCGCATCCTCAGATGTATATATAGTCTCAGCATTAATAGATATTGCAGTTACACCACCAAGCATAGCCGGAGGGTTGCCTTGTATTGAACCCTGTATAGTTACATCGCCAATAATATTTGCATCGCCAGTTAATCTGAGAGTATTTACTAATATATCACCACCAACAGTCATATTGGTAGTTACTCCAATAGAATTCGCTGATAAACTCCTACCAACAGTCGCATTATCAGTTATAGCGAGAGAATTCGCTGATAAACCCCCATTGACAGTAGCACCGTTTCCATCAGAATTTAACCTTAAAGAAGATTTGTTACCTAACCCATCATAAACAGGAGCTAGGTTTGTTGCTTGCAACGGAACGGTTGCGGTGTGTAGAACACCCTGATAACTATCAGCGACAAATAAATTGGTTAAATCTGGTAAAGCCATATTTTTATTTATCTTCATGGATGAAAATTGTCGATAATAATTTCATCATGTGTTGGATAATAATATTTATAATTATTTTGTGAATCGTCGGGATTGATAATTGCAGATATGGAAGGTCTTACCCAGCAGTAGTTTATCGTTGAGGTGTTAAGTTAGAAATTAATTGTTTTTGCAAGTCTGACAACAGTGTTAAAATCCGTTGTAACAGCAAAACATTAACAGTTTCATTGCCATTCATATACAGGTTATTGATGTCATATGTAATTTTCCGAATTTTAGTTAAAAACACATCATTTTTATCAATTGAATAAGAATTGGTGGCTTTGGTGTATAATGTTAGCATATCTTTCAAAATATGTGAAATGGTTTTGTTTAAAAACAACCCAAAAGATGTGTCCGAACAACGGATACCGTCATATGTTTTTACCAAATCCAAAGGAATAGATGAAAGATATGAATCTACTATATTCTGGCGAATTGGATATATTCTACCAGAATTTAAAAGAAAAATATAATTCTTATCTGATTTGGTAATACTATCGAACATGTAATTAGTGTAAAAATTGGAATCAGTTGTTTCAGTGTTCCATTTTAATATTCCATCACCGAATTTTTGTAAATAATTACCAAATGTTTCTTTTTTTACATATTTTAAATTATTTTCTCGCATTTGTCCCACTGGATACGTTGGATTTGAAATCATACGGGCATGAGATTGAGCGGTACTATTCAAATAAAACACGTTTGAATCATATGTTGAAAACGAAATTCTATAATTATCACTATTATTAAACTCAAAAATTTCTTTATCGAATAAACTATTCTTCATATCAAGAGGATCAAAGAATGTTATATGAAATTTTTCAGATTTTTTATGTAAGATAAGAACACAATCGTCAATAACCCTAATATTAACATCCAATAGTTGATCGATACCAAGTGATATTAAATCGTAGTCGATAAATTTTTCGGTTGAATACTTATTTCTGAGAGTGAGGATATTACCTTCAATAGATGTTCGGTAATTATTACCAAAACGTATAAATTCTGTAGAATATTTTGTAATATTATAAAATTTTCGATTCCATTTACCGATTAAATTTTTATATGCTTTTTGAGTTCCCCAAGTGAGAATTTCAGAATTAACATCTCCCAATTTTATACTATCAATTAATATTAGAGTATTACATTCAATATAATTTATGGCATCATAAATCTTTAAATCATCAAGCACAATAATAGTAATCTTGTTTTCAAATTCATCGTAATCAATTCCATATATCTCTTCGGGCAGTTCCAATTCTTGAATAGAGTATTCAATATATCCTTCATCTGTGAATGATCCCTCAAGGGTATAAAGTTCAAAACCAGTTGAACATAGGTATTTGAACGTTTGATCAGATTTTACAAATAATGCACCATATTTAATTTTTTCAAGAAATGCCCATTCAATCTCATTACGGAACGGGTCAATATGAGACATATTTTTCTTCCCAAGCATGACATCATCATCTCTCATGTCAACAATAGTGGATGACAATCCGTAATAATGAGACTCGTTTTCTGTGAAATTGATAATTTGTGGGTTATTGACCACCAAAGATTTCAAAACAATCATATTAAGATTATTTTGATTAATGATAGATAATAATCTCTCCATCTCAACTTTATTGAGAATATCAAAAGCGTTGGCAGTTACATTGGATACTTTCGCTATGGAATCAAATTGATTATCAAATTCCATTTC